TCGACTCCATATTCAATGAAGGAAGATAATGCCCCGCTCAGTTGGTTAGTGGAGCTTACCTCAAGGGCTGTGCCGCCACTTACACCAACCTGGAATCTATCAATCTGATAATCTAGAATAGAATCTGAACCTGATAATGCAAACAGGTGAGCTAGGGCTACACCCATACCAGATACAATTATATTATGATCATCAAAAACGACTTCCTCTACATCATTAGGATATACTTTCGATATCGTAAGATGACCTCTAATATCCAAATCTTCTATTAAACTTAATTGCATATTATACAAACCTTATTGCCCAGCCAACAACTATGCATTTAGGATCATCAAATCCGGTTATATCCTGAAATAATTCTTTAAATGCACTATTACCTGAATAAGTTATAAGATCCCTATTAAAAGTTTTCTTAGCAACTAATCGGTATTTTCTTATATTATTTAGAGGATTAAATGAATAAGGTGGATAATATCCTGCTCTTAACATTTCTTTAATGTCTAGACACCATAGTCCTAGATGGAATATTCCACCAAACAAATTAAAAGCTCCACATTCCCCAGGGGGTATAAACCATTTTAGACTAACCTCAGAGGGGAACCCAGCTTCCGCAGACCTTATTACACCATATCCAAATAAATCTAAATTTGATTCAGACAATGTATACGCTACTTGTTGAATAGCAAGACCCGCCTGTAGGAAAGTTAGGAATCCTGAAGAATCCATAATTCCACTTAAATTATAAACACTCTGAGCTAGGGTTCCTGAAGTTATGACACCTCCAGAAGTATTAAATATTTTATACTTGCTGCCGCTCGCCGCAGGGACTCCCCCAATAAGATGCGCGAAGGAAGATAAAGTTGGGTTTATGGTAGGATTTAAATAGTGACCTACGTCTGGCACGCCACAAACATAATTAGGTAAAGTTGATTTTGACTCTAGTCTTGTTTGCAGCGGGGAGAAAGATTCTGGATACTGCTTGTAATAGAAAGATAATGCGCTTGCCGTGGCCCTAGGAGTGTATCCAGAGAAAGACGTAGAATCGTAAGATACAACTTTAATTATACCATCACCAGACGGAGAAATTATCTCATGCGCGTGATACTTAAACCCATTCGCATCTTTTCCATAGGTTATAGCTTGGAAAGTATAATTTGACGTATCTAAAATGGCTGATGCAGATGGTATAGATGCTAGGCTCCTATTAAGAGTCATTACGTCTGCAATATGTTCTCCTAGCTGATCTAAAAACATGTTAGTTTATTATAGTTAATCTTTGATTTAATTGAAAACCATTTTCCTCACTCAGGCTTGGGAGTGAATCTTCAGTGTAGTTTATTCTACTTCCGCCACTGGTTTCGTATATCCCCGAGGTGGCCGCGACTACCCTGCTTGCGTATCCGGTGTAATTGTTAATCTTATTAGTTGAGTATTCTCCTCTTATTTGATTGAAATACTTAACTATATTTAGTATCTGTTGCTTATCTAGGTCAACTCTAAATTCTTGACAATAAGTTTCTCCCATGGTTGACCCGTTTGGAATCCCAGTGATTAATGGCTTAGACCACTTATTTAAGGTGAGATCCATCATAGAGAAATCGTAATACACTGTAAATTTATCATCCTGGGTTGGCAGGGTGAATATCTCTATGACATAGTTTTGATTCAAACGATGAACATGGTTTGAAATATTTTCAAAATAATCCTGAGGAACTTGAGTTACCTCAGTCCCTACACATGCATGATTTCTGGTATGGAAGTTAATAGAGATGTCCGTAAAATCTTCCTCGGAGATAGAGGCTATGACATCATTCTTTTTGTTAGGATTATTTCGATCTAAGAATTTAATACATTTAAATTGTTTCGATTCTCTGTCTCTTCGTGGGAGATTTACTAAGTGGCTCCTTAGCAGCACCTCTGGGATGGTTATGCTCGATGCAGAGTGCTGAACCCACACGCCATCCTTGGTGAATGACCAAACCTTATTCATCTCTGGCTTGGTATGGATCCACACGCCAACTGTTCCGCCGCCAAATGACAGCCCTTCAGAATTACTTATGACTGATCTGAATTTAAAGTTAAATTCATGATTTGGGCTTAGGAAATTTCTTGTCACATCATAAAGATTTGAATCTAGCGTATACTTGCTAATATCAAATATAATTCTTCCAAAGCCATCGAATGCAGACTGCTTAATTAAAATATTATCGTCAAGCAGAGAGTTTCTTCTTGTTGAAGATTTGAACGACGGATCAATGTCCAAGACAACAAAATTGTTATTCCTGCTAGTTCCAGATACTTGGCAAAGCTCCACATGATCCAAAATGCCAGAGTTCCGGTATTCACTCTGTCTGCGTCCAACATTCAAAATAGAGCTAGTGGTGTAAGTTCCAGATGCTGTCCCACCACTAGAGAACACACCTCCCCCATTTCTAAACTCTACAGTATTAGATAGCTTCGTTGTTATGAGGTTGGGATATGCTGTTGTTAATGACCCACGCTTGCTTAAATCTGAATTATAAAGTAATGATCCTAGAGCGTGAGCCAGTATCACAGGACCATCCTGCTTGGTGACAATCGGAGATGTTCTGTGAGAGCTAAATTCGTGATTGTAAGCATCGTAGAACTTGTGAAACTCTCTACCCAATCTAAAGTTAATATAGTCATCAAATGAGTTAGGGAAGTCTCCACTTAGCTCAGTAGAGCTATTAGCATAGCTCTGAAGAACATTCTTCCACTTGCTGTCCTGGTCATAGCCTGATGGATTGTAATGATAATAAGCCGATGCCTCCAGTAGTTTAGCGGATTCCCCAATATGATGGATGGTTGCTACGAATGGATGCAACTGACCTCTGTCCATTGCCTTAGGTATTTTGTAAGGCTGAGTATACTTTGATATTGAGAACGATCTTTCAACGTCTCTTACAGGCTGAACTGTTGCATTATGGAAGTAAGCAATATTAGTTGGGGATGACCAATAAACAGGCATTGAGATAACTTTAAATTCGTCAGAAAGTTCTCCCTTATAACTCTCAACTGATAATGGTAGAGAGTAAACAGATGATGTCCCTACAAATGCTGAAACCTTTTCTGGGAAGCTCCAACTAAAGCCATCGTCAGAGAACATAGCATAACACTCATCATCTGTCTCTGTGTTAACGAAATCGAAAGGCGTGTCGTAAATTAAATTAAAATCTCTAGTATTTTGATAGCTGGTGACAAATGCCACCGTCTTCTGTAATGTTGGGGAATACATTGCATGCATCCACCCAGGTGCATGGATGTAAGGGAGAATGTCTGCTGCCGACCCAGTTAATGAAGATTGGCTGAATGAATTATCAAAATATTTATACCAGTTGCAAGTAGTTTTATTTAATGCGGAGTCTATTACCTCAGAGTAAGGAGCCCTCATTATCGACATTCTGGAATTTGAGGTAAATGGTAATGTTGCCGCATAGCTATCGTTATTATAATAAAAATAGAAATAGCCGTCTTTAATTACGTATCCACCTAACGCCATAGGATTGAATAAGACATCAACTTCTGGGGTTCCTGTCGCATTTGGCCTTCCTTTAAAAGTTGAATGTAAGACAGTTCCACAGTCATCAATATTAAGTCCATTATCAAAAGAAACTAACTGCCGAACAAAGCAATTAAGGTAAGGTCCAGCAAATTCAGCGGAAACTGACGTTGTGTCCCAGTAACCTTCTTCCCCGTGCGCCCATATAATTAATGTGCTGGTATCAGGTATTTTATAGACAAGCCCAGCAGCGCAATATCTAACATTTGGTAAATACACTGGGGCTGTTTCGTCGGACGGGTTGAAGCCAGAAAAATCAAGCTTCTTATTTTTAATATTAGTTCCCTTAGTAAAACCATTCTTACCCGCGACCCCATAAATTTGTAAATATTTACTATACTCAATAGGGGATACAACGCTTTCCAGCGGCGCGTCAAGAGGGCCATCCGTAACTAAAGTCCAAAGAGAATTAGCTGCAATAAATCTATATTTTTCATCTCCTATGGGGAAGCATGCTATAGATCCATCAGGCCAATAATTAGCAGATGCATCACTCCTATCTGTTGGAGTAACCCAAGGGGCTCTATTGGTTGTAACTATTAAATTTTTTCTTACGGTTCCGACTAAGTAATTTACACCACCGACTCTTTGAATAATATAAGAAGCGTAAATAACGTCTGTATTTATCTGTTCCTGAGTCCAAGATCCCGAATACTTCCAAATAGATCCTCCGCTTACTCCTTCGACAGAGGCCACTAAATAATTATCAATACTTTCTAATGAGACAGTGTTATAATTTCCTGAGAATCCGAATCCATTAGTATTTATTTGTGTCCATGATGCCCCATTATATTCCCAAACTTCTGATCCAGACTTGTCGTTGTGAGTAGCGGCGTAAAGTTTATTATTGTGCCAGCAAACTTTACTTACTGCTGCGTTATATCTATCACCAAAAGCATCCGGTGAGATTTTAGACCACGTAGTTCCATTGTATTGTAAGACGCTAGCCGATACGCTATCATTAATGGACGCTGCTCCATATATGGTATTTCCATCTGTGGTAAAATCAGTCCAATAAGCTTTCAGCGCAAGAGCATCAAAGGTATCTATCGCTACACTCCAAGAATTATTAGAGTATTTCCACACACCATAGCGAGTCCCAGCAGTGTAAAGATCGTTATTTAAAAAAAATATTGAACGTAAAGTTGTGTTGGCGTTCGCTGTCAGTATCGGCGGTATCGTCAACTGCTTCCAACCATCTACTGTGCCCTCATTAACCCAAACTTGCCCAGTTTGCCAAATAAGATAATTTCCGCCAGTTCCTACATACAGTTTAGAATTTTTATATTTAATTGACGATATTGATTTTATATCAGAGAGTGATGTAAACCCTAAGGTATTTAAATTATCTGTAATTCTACTCCACTGCCTAGTCGAAGTAGAATACTTCCAAACGTGCCCGGTCCCACTAGTGCTATCTGATCCAGCGTAAATATTAGTCCCATCATTAGTAGCACACGTAAACCTATCGGTCGGGCTAGTGGTTATATCATCTATTCCTATTACATTAAATTCCATAATTAATCAAAGTCTGTAAGTGGTGCCCAACCTCTAACTGGATAAGTATTGCTCACCGCAACTCCATTATACACGCTGGAAGAATTCAAGTTTTCACATATGTTATATATAGCTGGAATATTATTGTAATCAGTTATTGGAACATATTGTAGGGAAGACGGGACAAAACCTAGCGGCAGGAACGTATCGTCGTTGATGGAGTAGTCCTGCAATGAAACTGGCATATTAAATCCTGTCCGGTCATAGAACCCATCCTTAGGGATAATATTTTTTAAATTTCTTCTTCTATGAGCCCGCCTAGGGAGATTGGCTGTGGTCCCACCTGGGGTGACGAGGGAGTCAGTTAGGGAGTCCGTATCACCTCTTGAGAATGTCGGAACCGATGTCGCAGTCAATCCTCTCTTATAGGTTGACATAGCTAATGCCGTGCTCCCAAACATAGCCAGTCCGTTAGAGCTAGCTGTGAGTAGTGCAGCCTGCTCTACTTTATTAGCTTTGACAAAGTTTGCTATTCCATGGTTATTAGCGTATTGATCTTGCTCGTTAACTAATAACATAACGTCTGGGATGGCATGCGCGGGCGAGAATTCTTTGGCTACCTGAGCTACTATCTTAACCGTTTCACTGGAATCTGCTTCAAGAGAGGTCTTATTAAAATCAAACCCAGAGGCTTCTAATAAAAGCTTAAAGTGGGACGATTTTCCGTTCCATAGCCCGAGGTATTCCGATCTAGTATTTGTAATATCTTTTATTACAGAATTCCAGTTTGGAGCGTATTGAGCACCGGATGTAAAGAATAACCAACCATTCCTTATGGCTAGCTCATCTGTATTTCTAAGGATGTTATCCTTTATGTATTCCCCGACCTGGATAGCAAATTCCTCTCTGACCCCGAAGCATACAAGCTTGTCTACCAAGGAGTCAACCATGTCATAGGTAACCTGAACATTTAAGTAGTAAGGATACTCTTCAAATGGAGGTATTGCTATGGTTCTACCTCTGTAATTAAATACAAAGTTTACAGAACCTATGGGGAATCCTTTACCATTTAGAAGGAATTTAGACCTATACTCTAGGCAAAGCTCATAAATTATTTGATCTACACACAGACGAATGTTATCATCCATGCTGCTTATGCTGTAGGCCCCTATGTTAAAATTATTAGCTATATCCTGTGTCCAGGTATCAAAGTTTTCTAGTAGGCTTGATTCAGTTGCCAGGGCATAGTAAATTAAATTTGGAACGTAGGATTCCCAAAGCTCGCTTATGTTTGAGCTTACGTCGAACACATCCTGGCCTAGAACCGAGTCTACAGCGAACTGGATGGATTTTTTAGTTCCTACCTTCCTATAAACGTCCACAGCGTTAGCAAGCTGCAATCTCCATCTATCAGGCTCAGACCCAAATAATCTCCACCCTATGATCCTGGCTAGCTCTGGCAGTAGCTCATCTGGGCACAGGTCCAAAGCATTCAAGACTTCAATCTGATCTATGCTGTTATTGTAATCTGCAAAAGCAAAGGAGAAGGCTTTTATTAATTTTATAAATGGGCCAGTGTTTATTTTGGTAGTTAGAGTGGTTTGATTTGTTAAGTAATCTTGTATTGCATCCTTTACTCTGGTATCTGTTTGGTCGATAAATAGCGGGGAATACAATATGTCAACTAATGTTAAAAGTTTGTCTAGCTGCTGAACTCCACTGGTATAGGCGTCGTTCTGAGTGTAGGATGGTGGTCTAAAATCTGTCGGCAATAATCCTAGACTTCTAAAGGTAGTGTTTGATTCGTAGTTTTTCCAAATATAAGTGGTCAAAGCTCGCATGCCATCATTTATGCCTACAGATCCATCTTTAAATATTTTGTCAATAATTATATCGTGAATGATTGAAGATGGATTGTAAGTTATTGAAGTGCTGCTTAAATTTAAGAAATACAACCAAGAAAGATTATTTATTAAGTATACGTGATTTGCACTTACTACCCCACCCTCTAGGAAGTCTAGGGTAGGTTGATTTACCTTTGTCCCAGGCAGCAAAGTATAATTTATAAAATCAGAGAACTCTGCACTGGAGTCGAACGACCTGATCGACTTGTCTAGTGGGATTAAGATTCTTCTTTCGAAATCATTGATGTCAATATCTGTTAAATTATTTTGCTTAACAAAAAATTGGGATATTCCTTCAGGCGTGTTTATACCACTAAATGCTGTGCCGGGAACTGCGCTAACATAAACTATGGAACTTACATTTCCTATTAAATTTAATTGTGAATTTATTATTTGATCAAAGATGTCTATTTCTTTTATGTTCTTAGAGTTGTCTTCTTCAAAATATAAAGACGGAACGGTGAACTTAACTGCCTGATCATAGCTGGCTTTATGGTATCGTTGAGAAACTCTAAGTCTAGCTTTATTAAACATAAGCTACGTTAATTGTATAATTATTTAGTTGGACTATCTCATTAAATCCAACTTTTATTGACTCGGAAGCATTGTCAATTGTTGCGAATCTAACTTCATCAACTTCGAATATTTTGTATAGAAGTTCCTGGGGGTTAAATTCTTTTCCAAAATCATTGTTATCAACATTAAAATGTTCTAAAATTTTATTTGATGCTTTGTTCTTAATTACGCTTTCTATTGCTTGATACTTATTATCAACTCGTAAAGTTATAATTAAATCAAGAGTTCGTATTAATCCGTCAACAATAACTACCTCGTCGGTAAGCATCTTCTTCTCTTGAATAGCAGCAGCAATCTGCCGCTTGTATTCTGGGGTAGCCTTCCTTAGCTGAATATTATTTGATTTCTCCAAAACGTAGATATCAATTATATTAGCCGAGGAGTATGCTCTTCTTGTGACTGCGGTAGCCTTCCCTACTGATCCATAAGAACTTATGTAGGAGTTAACAAACGCTTTGAAGTCAGTTAACGTCACTAGGCGATCCTGCGCTCTGAACATCAGTGGGCCATATCTCTTGGCATGCTCTATTGTCTCCGCATCGGCCCCCCCAGTGCCCTTGGATGTGTTTTCTACCACCAAGCTGTATGTCTGGGGCTGTGACGCTGGAGTCGAATAGAACTGACCCTGGACCGTTGCATTCAATACGCTATTAGCGATGTTGCCTCTTGTTCCTCCGCCAACTCGGTAGATCACAGTGTAGGTGTCTCCTATGGCTGGCACCTTACCTATCGTGTTATCCCCGAATACAACAGTGCCACCGTAATCCTCGGTTGATAGTAGTTGGAAAACTTTATCTCCCTCGCCTGAGGCGAAGAATAAGTTATCTACTTGACGGTATTGCCCGCTAGTCGAGTTTTGCCCTGCCACGAATGCTTGGACGCTACCTTCTATTACAGGGCTCTTTTGGAGGACTACAGACTTCAAAGCCTCGGTGTCTACAAACTGCCCACTCTCCACTACAAGCGCACCCTCAAGTAGCACTAAGCTTGACGCTACAGAGTTACTAGATTTTTCATCGTTGCTAATGGTAATGTTGCCATTCTGATTGCTTAAATCTATGTCGCCATCAGCAGCGACTTTGTATAAGGTATAAGTTATTGGCAATCCATCTTCTGGGGATGCAACAGAGACAACTCTATTTTGAGGGCTTATATTAAGATAAGATGTTGAGCCCCATGAAGGTGGGGTTCCTTGTATTGTAATTTTTGCATCAGACGCAGCCGCGATTGGGCCCTTCATTCTGATACCTATTAATTCCAGCAGCCTCTTAACGCTCTCTCTCGATCTGGCCGTTCTTAGATAATTTTCATTGGCTAGATAATCAGCCTTATACGACATTACGTGACCCATATAAGCCACCAATTCAATCAAGACCATCCCAAGATCGGACTCAGAAAAATAATTATATTCTAGTGGGTAAACGGCTTTAATGTAGTCAATTAATGATTGTCTAAGAGATAAAAAGTCTGTTGCGGCATAATTTATTAAATTAGTTTTATCAACGTCAGCGACTCTTACTAATTTTAAGAAATCTGATTGAACGGTTCCATTAAAAGCCATTATCTTATTTCCACCTTCATTTCAAAACCTAAATTCTCATCCTCTTTCAAGGCACAGAATAATTGTATACTTATAGCATGACCCCCGTTTAATGTTGGCGTATCTATTGGAGTGACCAGTAATTTTAATACGCTGACACCTGGAGCATACTTATATATAGCTTCCAATAAGTCTCTCCTTATTTGGCTCAAAAGAGCCTGATCGAGAGGCTCCATTAAGTAATTTCTTAAGTTAGTTCCAAAGCCAGGGAGCATCACTCGCTCACCCTGAGTAGTCATTAGAAGCTGCCTAAGATTAGATTTTATTAACTCCAGGTCCGAGGATGTCTTTAGGAATGTGCCTTCTTGAAGGCTACCAAATGGAAACTTAAATCCATAAGATTTAGTCCCCTTAGCTTTTGAACTGTAGGTTGCAGCCTTTGAATTTTCCCTACCGTAAACCTCAATGTTTTGATTTATAGCCATAGGTCACCTCAGTCCACACACGGAGTAACTACTAAGGGTGCTGTGTCAATGTTTTCAAAGAAGCCTTTCTGGGCTCTGTAGTTTTCAAAAACATCTTTATCAGTCAGAGCCTTGGAATAGAATTTTAAGCTTCCTAGGTATCCATTCAAACCGCTCTTGATGCCTCCATAAGATCCACCCATGAAGTTACCATACTGATACATTCCATCGGTATATCCTCCGCCGACAATCCACGGAGTAAAGTATCTGTCTAGTGATGGCCCAGCCTTAAGTGACGCAGGCGCAGTGGAGTTCAGCGCACTGGTGACATACTTAAAGCTGTTAGCCTTCTTGAATGTTGGCAGGTTTGGCATTGTATACTTTGGAATGCCAAATACATGGGACATGCTTGACGTTGTTATAGCCCTGCCGTCCAGATAGAACTTAATTAAATCTTCTGATCTATCAAAGGTTACGGCAACGTGGCAGAACTTGTTTTCACAGGATGACAGATACAACCCATTAGATCCTTCATTAACTTTCT